ACCACCACCACCACCACCACCACCCGTGTTGGGATCTGGGGGTAGTATTGGGGGATCACAATTATCTAAAAAATCTGGCATTATTTTTGTTCCTTGTATACCAACTCTCCATTAGAGTTAGTTGGTTTTTCTTTGTTTGCAGCATAATTTTCATATGTAGAAGGAGTCCAAGTGGACGGAATAGAATTATCACCTATACCCATTTTTTTATTAGTTCCTTTATTCACTTTAGACTCATTAGTGACACCGCACTTGAAATACTTAAAGTCGATTGAAGCAATTTTAACACCTTCATCTAAAAGACCTCCTTTTTCTCTCGGAGTTCTTTTATAGCCTATAATTGTGTTGTCTATGTGATCTTTATCATTAGTAGCAATAACAGAAACATCCGAAAGTTTACCGTTTGTAAAATCTATACAATCATTAGAGTTTTTTCTTGGAAACTTTTCTGCTACATCATTCTCTAACTGGGCACCTCGTTCATCACCTTTTTTATCTTTACCGTCTGGATACTCTTTCTTTTTAAACCTAGTAGATGGCTCTTTTTTTAAATCTTCTTCTGTTCTTGGATCTCTAAAACCGTCACCGTAATTGTCCACACTTTTAATGTCTTTTATTCCCTCTTGGAGCAAATCTACACCAGAAGATTTGTCTTCTTTTGCTATATTGCCAGGAAGAGTACCAACTACAAGAGGATGTTGATATCCCTCACCATCATCTAACCATATTCCAAAAACCCAAGAGCCGGGTGCTAAAGATGCAGATGTTCCGAATCCAGAAACCGAAGCAGATGTTGTGGGTAATGACACTTGGGCCCAAGGAAGATCCTCAACAGGAATATCTTTTTTAACAGGAGAATGATATCCAAATATTCTTACTTTAACTCTGTAAAGTTGCAATGGATCTTCTCGATCTTCTACTACTCCTATCCAATATGTACCAAATTTAGATCTTTCCATCACTCTTCTCCAATAGAATCTTTAAGTGCAGTTATATCACAACCATATTGGTACATATCTCCAGATGCTTTGTATATTGTGTGTTTTATAGTAGTTACTAAAAATTTACCAGTATTGATGATATCGCTTCCCTCTTGATCGTCGAATTGAGGTCTGGAAATCATTATGGTTTTTCCTGCTGAGAGTTTATTAAAATCTGAATTGCCTGTTACAAAAAAATTAATAGACAATTGATTTAGTTGCTCCATACTACTTATTCTTTTAGTCAACCAATCGTCTTCCCCACCTATTTTATTGTTTCCATTTTTATGTTCTTTACAGCAATGAGAGTGTCTAGATTTTGCGTAAAATCTTTGAGTAAAGGCTCCATTTACTATATCATAAAATTCAGAACCAGAATCCACTATGGGTTTATTTGAAATATGACTTTGTTTTTCCCATATCTTAGGTAAAAAGAATGTGCTACCAGACCATATTTTTGATACACAATCCAATGTCATAACACTGGAAGAATGCATACCATTCAATGCATTTTGAAATTGATTTGACTCTCTGGTTGAAAAAGAAAGTATAGATCTTCTAGCAGAATAAAAATCTTCTCCTCTGTTCAATCCAACATAGAACCCATCGTTTTTGGTTCCAAAAGAAGATTGCTGACTCATCAATTTTCCTATACTAACAAAATTGTGTTTTCCTTCTATATTTTGATAGAAAACATAATTGACATTATTTGGATTTTCATTGCTTCTACCATATGGGGTGAGAAACAGCATTTGTGATACTGGTGTTCTATAAGGAAGAACAAAATTGAATTTTTTGTCGGTTTCTTCTACATCATTCCATTCTAGTTCTAATTTACTAGATCCTATCTCTTCAACCATCTCCGATATTTTTTTCTTTTTAAAAGATCTAGACATAGTAGATCCTTCATTTTTAAACAGAGATTTATGAGCAAAATAAACTTCTGCTTGTTGTGTGTAACCATACTGAGATGAGGGTAATATCTTGTAAATGATATAATCGTCACCTTTTATTTTAATTTCTTTTTGTGGACTGTTACCATCATCTTCGAGACCAGCAAAAGAAAAATCTATCTTGGATGAAAAATCTGTTGGTATTTTCTTTCCTTTAAAAATACTGACAGACGCTGGTTCGTTTACCATTAATTTACCACTTATGAAAGATTTGAAAATACTTTCAGTTACTTCTATGTGAACCACCAATGAAGTAATATCATAAGATGCAGATCTTGTGGTTACTCTGATATTACTCAATTTACCTAATTTTAAAGTTTTCTGACTCATTCAGAAATATCCCCTAATGTCTGTCTGACCTCTACAATATTGTATGATTTGTCTATTCCATCAAACAATCCCTGAACACCCTTCAGTATATTTTCCAACTGATCTTCTTGTGCCAATAAAATTTCTCGTTTCTCGTCGTTTATTGTTGTTTCATAATCTATGTTCTTAATAGCATATTCCTCTGCTTCTTGATTAATGTATTGTAAAAGAAGAGTTGCATTTGCCTCCAAATTCAATTCTCTTGGATCAGCATACAATCCATCTTTTTCAAAATGATGCAAAGAAAAGATATCTTCATACACTATTCTTCTCGGAACAACATTTGCTTTAATAAGTCCACCATCTTTATTAAACAAACTAACAGTATCTCCAGATAAAAATCCAGTTATTTTAATATTGGATGTTATTTTGTTTAGATTTCTATTTACCGATTTCACATCATACCTTGTTCCTCTGTGGATAAAGTAATGAACTTTACTGAAAGAAAAATCAATATCATCATCATATATAAAAAAAGAAGATCCAGAATATTTGTTGTTTAGAACACTTTGTAATTCGTTATAAGAATAAGGCCATTCGTTATTTCTATCAGTTATGTAATTTAACATCAATATTATCCAAGAATATTGTGTGTCTTTGTACAACGCATAAGACAATGATTCTGGGGTTTCTCCATCTCTTACTGTATAGTTTTCAACATATGAAGATGCTCTAAACTTATCGGAAAACTGAAATCTCTTTGTTATATCAGTTACCATAATTCCGTTATACTCTGTTGGTGGAAAAAATCTATACATATTTAATTCCAATCTTTCTGAACAAGCATATAAATTTCTTGAAAAGTTGCGCTTATGGAAACTTGAGTTGGTTTTCCGTCTTCGTGAACACCATAAGATCCCTGTACACCATATGTGAGAGTAAATTCAGTACAAGCACAAGGAAATGTCTTAAAAATTTCGTACTGTTGTCCTTGTTGTCCTTTTCCTCTTGCATAAAAACTTAACTCAAATTCTGCTGGATATTTTAATCTGGTTGCTCCACCTAAACCCCCCGCTTCTGGGTATATGTAATTTATCATTTCTTTTCTAAAATCAACTATACTTGTAGAATCGCCAGAAGTAAGAGGTATCAAATTCCAACTGAATTGAAATGTTCTTAGATTTGCAGATTTAAAAAGTATTTCTGTTGCGGGATTTGCGGCACTTCTCAAAAGAGCACCTCTGACTTGTTCCAGTCCTTCTGCACCCAGTGCATTAAGACCACCAGATATTATAGATCCAAAAGTGCCTGTTAGTTCTCCAGAATCCTTTAATGGACCTCCTGCAATAAATTGTTGAAAAGCACCAAAATCAGTTTGTTCCCAAGTAAAAGAATTAGATTCAGTTAAGTCGATAGGTAATGGCAGAACCCAAGTTTGAGCAGCACCAGTTCCACTTGAAGCGCCTCCAGTAACACCTCTTCCGTTTCTAGGAACACCATCTGGATATATTTTTATAACACTCCAAGTTGACAAATCAGAACTTGGAGTATTTCTACTGGGTGTTCCCTGACTAGGAACTACCGTTTTAAGAGAACCATTTAAACCCTGAAACCCTTTAGATATACTTGAACTTACTGATGGCATATTTACCTCGTTTGAATTCTAAATAATATGTATGTCGTACAAAGGAATATACAAAGTACAAAATCCTTCCAAATATGTCGGTGACCATAATAATGTCATCTACAGATCTCTGTGGGAAAGGAAATTTATGGTTTTCTGTGATAACAATTCTAGTGTTTTAAAATGGTCTTCCGAAGAAGTCGCAGTACCATATTTATCGCCAATTGATGGCAAATACCATAGATATTTTGTTGATTTTTTGGTAGAGTTTAAAACCAATAATGGATCCGAAATATTCCTGATAGAAATAAAACCAAAAAGACACTGCTCTCCACCCAAAAAAGGTAAAAAAATGACAAAAAATTACTTACAAGAAATGCAAACTTGGAAAATAAACAGTTCAAAATGGAGCCACGCAAGACAATTCGCAGACAAAAATAATTGGAAGTTCAAAATATTAACGGAAGATGATCTCAACATAAAATGAAAACCATACAAGAAGCCATTCTAGAAGAAATTCAAAAAATAAACAAAAACGAAGATTTACCAAAAGATAAATCCATAATTAATAAAATATCAAGAGATTTACAAAAAATAAGAGGTCTTGTTCCCAAAAAAGATCTCAATCAAGCAAAATTAAAAAAATCATTCCCATCTAAAAAAGATGGTTATCTTTACATGATGGAATATGTCCCTCCAGACAAAAACAAAAGAGTGTTTTTTGATAGATTTCCTGTGATATTAGTTTTGGGATTTTTTGGGAATAAATTTGTGGGGGTAAATCTACACATTCTTCCGCTCAGGGAGCGAGTGTTACTGATGTTCTTTATCATTAAAAACATGAGAAAAACAAAAGAAAAATATGCAAGAATTAAAATAAGTTCGCTTCTTTCAAATAAAACAATTTTGAAATACATACTTGAAACAAAAGATACTTTTTATGCTACTGGTATAAGATCGAAGATAAGACCAATAGAAAAAGAAGAAATAGTAGAAAGTGTATTTTTACCAGTAGAAAAATTCATAGGTATGCCAAAATTAAAAGTACACTCAATGATGAGAAAGAGACTAAGAGCAAATGATTTCTTTAACTAACATCAATATAGCAAGAACAAACAGATTTGCTGTTACTGTCATTCCTCCTCCAGCATCTGGTTTAGCATCTACAGTATTCAACGACACTTACATAGAATCCGTAGATATGCCTTCCCTTACAATAGCAACGGAAGAATATGAAATAGATGGAAAACCCACTATCAGAGTACCTTACAAAAAAACACCAGCAGGAACTATTACTATAAGTATTCGTCTAGAAGAAGATGGTAAATCTAGAAACTATTTTAAAACTTGGATGAACAGTATCATCTCTTCAGATCAACAAAAAACCTATTACAGAAAATATTACAATGAGATAGTAGGAACCGTGAGAATAGCACAATTAGATGTAAAAGAAAAACCAAAATTTGGTGTTACTTTATTAGATGCTTATCCAGTAACTGTTGATACTATTCAGTACAACTGGGGTGAGCAAAATGAATATGTAAGACAAAGTGTAACCTTAGCATATTATGATGAAATAGACTCAATTTAATTCATGGAGAATATAATGAAATTACCTCGTATTGAAAATCCCATATTTGTGACAGAATTACCCTCTAATGGTAAAAAAGTGAAGTATAGACCATTTTTGGTAAAAGAAGAAAAGATGCTTCTAATAGCAGCAGAAACAAAAGTAGCAACAGAAATAATTGAAAATGTAAATAATGTTATTCAAAATTGTTTAATAGAAAGCGATATAAAGGTTGAAGATCTACCATCTTATGATGCTCAATGGTTGTTTTTGCGTTTAAGGCAAGTATCAATAAGCGATGCCATAAGCGCAAGAGTCAAATGCCCAATAACTAACAAGTATTTTGAAACAGATATAAAGTTAGCAAAAACACAAATAATAAAAGAGAACAAAAGAAACAACAAAATATTATTTGAAAACGGAATAGGTGTTGTTTTGAAAGATCTGACTTTAAAGGATGTATTTTGTGACGGTGCTCTAGAGAATATGGATAGTTACTCGACCGTTCTCAATCTCATAGCAAAATCTATATCTCAAATTTTTGATAAAGAAAATGTATATGAATCAAAAGACATGAAGTTGGAAGAAATAGTAGAATTTGTGGAGAGTCTAAGAAAAGAACATTTCGATAAATTAGTGGCGTTCTTCGAATCAATACCCACAATGAGATTAGAAGATGAGGTATTTTCGCCGCACGCAAATCAAAATATTAAAGTAGTTTTGGATAACTTTATGGATTTTTTCGCCTAGGGCTGTCGCGTGAAAGTCTGTTAGGAATGTATAAAACAAATTTCATTCTTATGCAGGAACACAAGTACAGCCTGGAAGAATTGGAAAATATGATTCCGTGGGAAAGAACTTTATATGTGAGTTTACTGGTAGATCATGTGAAGATGATAAACGAAAGAATAAAGCAAAGAAGGAAAAAATAAATGGCAACTTCACAGCAAGAATCAAACACCTCAATTTTAGATTTAGCAAAGTCTCTTGGTCCTGTTGAAAGAGACGAAAACGGAAAAAACAAAGATTTGGTTCTTGCTGTTGAGGAATTGACTTTAACCACCGAAAATTTAGAAAACACTAACTCTTTACTTGTTAAAGTGCTTTCAGTAAAAGAGTCAACTCTGGAGACCATGCAATCTTTAGGATCTCCTATGCTCGCACCAAATGATGAGCCCATTCAAGGTGTAGTCGTAAACAACGAAGAAAAGACAGAACAAGAATTAGAGGAAGAAAAAGAAAACAGAAAAGAAGATGAAAATCACCAAGAAAAAGTAGAAAAATTATTAGAACAAATTAAGGATAAACTAGGAAAAGAGGGATCGGATAAGGCCGGTGAGAAAGGACAGGAAGGACAGGAAGGCGGAGTAATAAACAACTTCTTAGAAACAGTTGGTGGTTTAATTGCCATAAGTGTAACAAATGCTATTTCTAAGAAATTAGGAGGAGGAATTGCTCGTATAGGATTAGCAATTGCTAAAAAATTTCCAAAAATAGGTGGTGCTGTAACAAAATTTGGTGTAGACACAGCAAAAACGGGAATAAAAGGAGCAACACAAAAAGCAACACTTTCTGGGTTGTCTAAAGTTGCGACAAAAGTAGGCGCCACTAAATTAGGTGCAAAGATGGCTCAATTAGGAGAGGGGATAGGAGCAAAAGCAGCAGGATCATCAAAATATGCAGGAAAAGGTGCAGCGTCCGCTGCTAGAGCAGCGTCTGGTGCAGGGGGTGCGGCTGGAGCGGCCGGTGCGGCTGGTGCGGCTGGAGCGGCCGGTGAAGTTGCAACAGGAACAGCACAAGTAGCATCTAAAGGTGGATTCTTCAAGAATATGCTTACTAGCGTAAAAGGAGGTTTAAGTAATTTTGCTTCTAGTGCAGTAAATTTGGTCAAAAATCCAATGACTGTTCTAAAACAAGGTGCTCCAAAAATACTATCTGCTGCTAAATCCATACCAATTATTAACACAATATTAGAAAGCATAATAGGTGCTATAAACATATCATCTATTAAAGATGATCCAAATCTTTCAGCAGAAGAAAAGAAAGAACAAATAGGTAAAGAAATAGGAGCAAGGTTTGGTTCATTTGCTGGTGGTACTTTACTCGGAGTCATCGGAACTGCTTTAGGTCCACTAGGAACCATTGTCGGTGGTGTTGTTGGTTCTATGGGCGGTGAGTGGTTGGGCAGTAAAATTGCAGAGTGGGTAGGACCACAAGGAATTTATGATTTTGCTGCAAGCATACCAGGCATAGGAAGTCTAATAGAAGTCAAAGATGGAAACGAAATACAAGAGGAACAACAAAAACAAGTAGAACAAAATGTTTCAAATGTAACTCCATCTGTAGAAAACCAATCCCCACAACTTTCGACCACAGAAACTCCACCAACACCAGCAGTTTCCGCAACACCAGCAGTTTCTGCAATACCAGCAGTTGCTGCTACTTTGGCTACACCAGTTTCTACCACTGTTTCTCCACAAACTACAAGTGTTGGAACAGGTATGACGGGCATTCAATCATCAATAAATCCAGCAACAGGAATGATTGCAGCAGCAACAATGTCTTCCATTCCAGTTACATCGACAGAAACAGTGGATAAATCAACAATACAATCTGTTTCTACAGCAAATGAACCAGTTAAACCATTAACCATTTCCGAATTAATCATAGAAAATGCCACAGTAAAAAATCTATATTATGATAAAGATCAAAGCATTATAGCCGAAGAATCTAAAGTAAAGCAAGAGGAATATGAAAAAACTTCAGAAGAAGAAACAAAAACAGAAACTGTTTCACAAGAAAATAAATCTGAAATTTTCTCTCTTTTAACCTCTTCTCCATTGATGCAAGCAATAAACGCTGGTGGTACTGGATTTAGTAAACTTTTTTCAAACATCACACTTCCATTTAAAACAATTTCGCAGAAATTGTTTGAATCTTTAGACATAGCAACACAGAATAATAATAACAATCAATCAGTAGAAGGAACTACAAACACCACCACTGGACCAACTCTTAATATAACAACTGCTAATGTCGAAACATTAAACATTTCCAACAAATCAAATCAAACTTCTGAAGAAAATACCACTTCCTCTGTCGGTAATGTAATAGAGCCATTAGCAGTAATAACAGAACCACAAACTACTCAACTTACACAAACACCAGAAACTCAATCTTCTGTCCCGATAGCAACCGCTAAGTTAAACACTGGAGCAGCCGCTGGTTCGATTTCTTCTACAACTACAAATACATCACAGCAAACATCAAACATTGAAATGGGAGCAGGAAATGCTGGTTTAACTTCCAGTATTTCTCCAGCAACAGGAATGATTGCAGCAGCAACAATGTCTTCCATTCCAGTTACATCGACAGAAACAGTGGATAAATCAACAGTTGAACCCGTTTCGTCTCCAACAGGAGAAATAAAACCTTTAAGTATTTCTAAACTAATAGTAGAAAATGCTACTGTTAAAAATCTATCTTACAATAAAGACCAAAGTGTAGTAACAAAAGAAGAATCAAAACAAAAACAAGAAGAATACAAAGACACATCTAAAGAACAAACTGAAACAGCCATATCAGAAAAAACATCTGAAGAATCCAAATCAACTTCATTAATTACCGATATGATCAGCAACACTGGTTCTGGTTTGATGGCAAAATTTGTTTCTAATCTTACTAGTCCGATAAAAACTATATCGCAAAAATTGTTTGAAACTCTGGGAATTAGCAGTCAAGACGATAAATCACAATCAATAAACGCAACTGCAAATACCACCGGTCCTACTATGAATATATCAACTGCAAATGTTGATACTTTAAATGTTTCAAACCAATCATCCGATCAATCAACAAAACAAGATCAAACAACCAGCAATTCTTCTGTAAACGAGGCAGTAGAACCTATAGCAGAAATGGCAGCCCAAGCAACAGAACCAGGCTCAATATATGTTCACGACATACATGCTGTTGCTGTTTTGACAGAAATACTAGGTATACTTTCGAATAAAATACCCGATGTTCAAACAGAACAAACAACGCAACTAAGTCCAAGTACAACCAATACGACTAATACTAGCACTGAAGTAAGTCCAAATACGACTAATACATCCAACACCACTACTCAAGTAAGTCCAAATACATCCAACACCAGATCTACTACTAGAAATGCAAATTATTATGATAATCATCCAGAAATTGTGGATATTTCACAAGAAGATTGGGATAACGAAGGACAATTACAGAGGATAAAAAATCTAGAGATACAAAGAATTATTATGGAAGAAGTGGGTTTGTCTCAAGGCATGTTTAGAGCAAATCATTTGGTAGATGAAAACAACAGAGTTATAAATTTTGACAGAAGATATGCTTCTTCTATACAAGAAGCACAAAATCAAGTTAATTCCGTGTTAGAATTAACAAAATCAATGTCTGGAGAATCTACAACAGAAATCGAACCAGCACCTTCATCATCGCCACCACTATCACCACAGCCAACCAGTCCATCAGCACCAGGAACTAACCAAACCGCTTCCACAACTGATGTCTCTAGTATGACACCAGAACAAAGAAGAAAAGCACTGGAAGATGCTTTTAAACAACAAGAACAATTAGAACAAAACAACCAAGTTCTACCCCCACAAACATCCACAGAACAACCAGCCGCTACACAACAACCTACACAACAACCTACACAACAACCAAGTTCTGTACCAACAACAAGTAATGTGTCGATGGCTTCTTCCACCACCATTTCACCAATGTTCAGTGAAGAACAAATAACAAAAATAGTATCTAACCTTCCAGCAGAATCCAGAATTGATGCTGAAACTGCTGCTCAATATTTAAGAGATCTGAATGAAGAGGAAGATACTAAAACAAGAGAAGAAATGCTTAAACATTTCAAAAATACAGTTTATGGTGAACAGGAAGAAAGCAGCACTCCCCAATATGCTGATGAAGAGGAATTTAAAAAAGCAAATGTAGCAAAAATGAGAGAAGATGCTGCAAAAATTCAAGATCCAGAACAACAAAGATTGTTCTTGGAGTACATTGATCAGTACGAAAAAAATGAAGCAGAAAAGGACACAGAAGCACCAGATCATACAAAGATCATGCTTGATACTATTCCTAGCATGGATTCTGAAAGTGCAATTAAATTGCTTGAGCATATGGATAATCAAGCAAAGGGAGCACCAGAGGAAAGCACACCATCTCTGAGTAACAAGGAAAGTTTAAAACAGACAATAAATTCTGAAAAAGATCCTATTACAAAGAAAAAACTGATAGATCATTATCAGAGAACTTTTGGAGAGAAATATACACCCCTCAATCAAAATACTTCAGGACAAGGTGTGCCTGTTTCCACATCAGTACAATCAGTAAACACATCTTCAGCACAACAAATTAGTAAAGAAGATCAGGTAAAAAGATATGAAGAAATAATAATGGTTATAAAAGAAACCATATCCAAGATCAAAAAAGAACCAAATACACCACAAAAGAAACAAAAACTAGAAAGAGCACAACAATTACTAAAAGAAGCAATTGCTGCTAAAAATCAACTAACAAAGCAAGAAAAACAACAAACTTCTAAAAATAATACAAGTGATGTAAAACCAACATCAAGTTCTGTTTATCCATCTACTTCTAAATCTACAGTTATTCCTTTACAACCACAGACAACAGCAATATCATCACCCACTAGTGAAACTACTTCCAATCCTGATTTGTCTAGAATGACACCAGAACAAAGAAGAAAAGCACTGGAAGATGCTTTTAAACAACAAGAACAATTAGAAAAATTTAGGTACATTCATCCAGAAAGTCCAGAAGCCAGATTAAAAGCAGAAGGACTAGCAGCAGTAGATAAAGATATTTCTCAAGAAATAACACCATCCCCACAATGGACTAGAGAGGAATCAAATCTATCACAAGGATTGTATGCTCAGAGTATGGAAAGTAAATTCTTAACAACACCGATGGCAAACTATGGTAAATCGGACCAAGAGTCTTCAAAACCATCAACAATAAACATAAACAACAATTCTGGTAGTCAACCACACCATTTCTATGCAAAACAAGGAACGCCAGGAGAACCTACTCTAGACGATCTAGCAAGATCACAAGTAACAGTTATGGCAGTATAAAAGAAACAGGGGAGGATAAACCTCCCCTGCTCTTTTCTTGCTCATAGTGTAAAGTATCACTCTTCGTTAGCAAGTTTCTCGAAATAACTGAGAGCGTCTTCCTCTTCAGCCCCTTCATCGTATGAAGGCTTCTTCTCTGGAATCTTAGGTGCTGGCTTAGTCTTGATGGTTTTTGCCACAGGAATATCGTCCTCTTCGATCTCGTCATCTTCTACACTCTTAGGCACAGAGAAAGAACCTCTGTTGACGGAATCGAACTTAGACTTGAGTTCTTCATAAGACTTGAATTCTGAAGGATCGGTGAAAGACTTGAGTGAGTGTTGTGTCTTCCACAGAGACTCCAACTTGGCATCATCTCCACCAAGAAGCGCAGAAGGTCCATCAAACTCGGACTTGTCGTAGTTCACATAACCCGCTACGCTACGAACACGCAACTTAAAGTTGGCTCCAGCCCAGAAATCGAACACATTCAGTGGTTCCACAGGATCGTATTCATTGCTCTCTGGTTGCAACTTCTCCATAATCTTATCAAAGATCTTCTTACCAAATTTGAAGAGGAAGACCTTTCCTTCGTTCTCAGGATGCTTTGGATCCTGAACGACAAGGATATTTGCAATATAAGTCAACTTACGCTTGCGATCACTGGCAATTTTCTTGTTACTGTCACTGCCACTGTTCCAGAGTTCGCTGTTGGCTTCGCAGATTGGACACTTCTTACCGATTGTGGTTGGGCAGTTCTCAATGAACCAGCCACCTGGTCCCTTGAAACCGTGATTGAAAGTGCGTACCCACGGTACTTCTTCTCCTTCAACTGGCGGAAGGAAACGGATGACTGCAAATCCGTTTGATGCTTTGTCGAGTTCGGGACGCCAGAAACGATCATCCTTATAGGACTCGGCGCCTCCCTTGTTCATCTTCTCAAGTTCTTGAGTGAGTTTGGAAATATCGGTTGACTTCTTCTTTAGATCTTTAAACGACATATGTTTCTCCTTGTACGATGTGTACGATGTATGAGTTAAGTATACTGCTTATACGGTGTGTGTCAAGTATTTAGAAGGGAAGTCTAGCAGATTTAGGAAGAAGATTGATGGATTCTCCCTCTTCCCTGAGTTTTTCTATAATTGGTTTTGGAAGATGTTTGGCGATATAGGCGGGTTCTAGGGATAGATCTTCACAAAGTTTGAGAATAGCATCAATATAGGTGTATTTCTTATGTAAGACTAATTTTTCTATTTCTGTCTGGATGTTGATATCGCCATTTTCAAGAATCATATCTTTTGTTCTCCATATAATTCAACAAGTTCATGGCTGGATCCCAACCCAGATATTCTCTTATTTTTGAAATATCCGCTAGAGTGTGTCTAGCCTCTCCTGTTCTTGCTGGTACATAAGTATACTCTCCACCCATCATCTTTGCAAGTTCTAATACGGAATAATTTTTACCAGATCCTACATTAAATACTTCACCATAAACATCGGATGTTGCGGCTAAAATATTTGCAATAACAACATCAGATACATGGACATAATCTCTTGTTTGGAGTCCGTCTCCCACGATAGTCATTGGTTCTTTGTTTTTCTTTTGTCTTGAGAAAATACCAATCACAGGAGCATACGAACCCTTCTTTGGTTGATTCGGGCCATAAACATTAAAATATCTAAGACAAATAGTAGGAAGACCATATAAGTTGGTATACATCTTGCAGGCTTGCTCTGATGCTAATTTGGAACAAGAATATGCGTTTAGACAGTCGGGAACCATATCTTCGTTCAAAGATACTGCTTCTTCGCCTGGACTATTATTCAGTCCATAAACAGCAGATGTGGAAGAAAAGACAAACTTCTTTACTTTGTTTTTCAAACAAAGTTGAAGCATATTCAGAGTTCCTAATAAGTTAGTTTCGTATGCAAGAATGGGATCATCTACGCAGTTCTGTATTCTAGCAAGAGCAGCAAAATGAAGGACATAATCTGGTCTAAATTTCTCGAACACTTGACTACACATCACATAATCTTCTATGTGATACTTGTGATATTTTGCTCCTTCGTGAAATACGAACTCATCGTGTGCATCCGAAGAAAGATTATCAATTACTTCAACTTCGTGTCCAAGTTGAAGAAGTGCTTTTACTGCATTGGATCCTATGAATCCGTTTCCACCTGTGATTAAGTATTTCATTCTCTAGTCGCTCCATACCAAACAAACTTGTAGTTGAATTTAGTTTTAAAACCTATTTGTTCTAAATTGTTTATTATGTCCAACATCTGTGTTTCTGCACCATCAATGTTATTATGAAATTGAATCTGTATGTTTTTAACTTTGCTTAATAAGTTGTTCTGTATCATAAAAGGTAACAATTTATATTCATATCCCTCTATGTTTACTTGAAGAACATCAATAAATTGATCAAATACAGAAGAAACTTGCATTATGTTTTTGAGAAGAACTTGTGTATTATTACCTGTTTGATGAAAAAGACTAGAAGCATCGCCAGAATCTGACATACTTTCATAATTTGTTTGATCTACGGTCAATCCAAAGTTATCAAGTTTTACTTTGGGATTTTGAAGTATTCTTTGTGCTTTTAAAAAATATTTAGTTAATGGTTCAAATCCTATACAATTGCAATTATATTTGCAAAACATATCTTTCAACCAAACACCAGTAAAACAACCAACATCTACAACAATGCTATTTTCGTTTAGATTAAAATCTCTGAGAAGATAATAATCATTGTCTTCTTCAAACCAAAACATCAATTCTTCCGAGGGATAGCCTTTTTGTGACCACAATGGCATTTCTATGTTGTCATTATCATTCATATTTGGCATTTCTATGTTGTCATTATCATTCATATTTGATACTCTTTGTGATTTTTATCTAATGCTAAAAGTTTTTTAGGGAAAGGTATGTTCGAATTCTCGGGATAACAATAAGAAGGAGTCAATTCTAGACTTGGTCTTGCTACAATGTTATAGTAATGATTGAGATGACTCTCATCATGCCATCTTGCTATTATGCCTTGTCTTAAGTCTTCATCTACATTGTTCATTATGTGTCTAGACATTTTCAAAAATTCTTCAGTTTTCCCCCCATTGAATCCTCCAGCATAATATTTTTTCCCCATATGAGGAGGAATGTACGCTTTACTGTTAGGGTTGTTGTCGTATGTAAAGTGTTTTCTGGGTTTGTTGTAAAAACCTGGATGAGTTGTTACTACCTTTTCTCCAATTATTTCATTACCAACTTTATCGACAAATAACATATCTGCATCGCAATAATACACTAATTTCATTTCCGATAGTTCTTGTTCATAACAACAAAAACTATGATAACGCTTAAGAGTTATCATTGGCCAAGGTTCGTGATCTATATGAAGAATTTTGTAATTTCTTTTAGTCTGAGGAACAAAATCTGTTTTATTAGTAAAAAGAAAATATGTAACTTCGTGCTCCGCACAGAAGTATTTGTCAGCAGAATCATAAAGCCTATTAACAAAATCTGTATATTTGTTGGTTGCTATTGTTAAAAGACCAATTTTCATTTTTTTAAATATTCTCTGACACAATCACTAATATATTCTATTTCTACTTCTCTTAATTCTGGATATGATGGTAGAATTACACATTCTTTATTTAATAAATTTGCAATATTACAACTACACACAATATCATTAAGATGTTTATGTTTATTTATAGGATAAAATAAAGGTCTAGTTTCTATTCCTTTAGATTCAAAGAAATTTCTTGCTTTATCATATCCCTGATTATCTTCTATTCTTACCCCAAACATCCATTTAGAATGAACACAGTTATACTCTTCTTGTTGAAAATAAATTCTAGAAGTGTTCATTAAATATTTTTTAAATGTGTTAAAAATAACATTTTTCTTTTGTTTAATTTCATTATAATAATCTAATTGTCCCAACAAAAGAGCAGCATGAACATTTGTCATTCTATAATTATATCCTAAAACATCATGTATAAATCTTGTTTCAGTTTGTCCTTGACCATGAACTTTATGAATATAATTAAAAACATCTTCATCATTTATTAAAACTGCACCACCTTCTCCCGTTGTTATGTTTTTGTTACCAAAAAAAGAAAGAGATGAGCAAAAAGATTCTGTCCCAGTACATTTCTGCTCATATTCTCCAAAAATACCTTCACAGTTGTCCTCTATGAAAATACTATTTGGAAATTTTCTTTTAAGAGCAGGAACATTAACAGGATTGCCCATATTATGGACAACATAAAACGCTGTATTTTCATCTGGTGTTTCTTCTAACAAAGAATAATCTGCGTTCCATGTTTTCACATCAGCATCTATACAAATTATTTTAAAATCATTTTCACTATCAAACAGCAAAGAATTATAAGCAGCGATGTAAACATTATTAGGTATAATTATTCTTTTAATATTTGGATGTTTGTATTTAAGTGCTTTGATTAGTAAATGACCAGCAACGGTTCCATTACTAACAAGAAGACATTTTTTTGTGTTTAAAATCTTACACAATTTACTTGACGCTAAATTTTTATAATCTCCGATGGAAGAAATCCATCCAGTTTCTATTGCGTCGTATGCATATTTTAAAGAATCTTTAGGAAGATATGGTTTGTAGATCGGTATCATCGTATATTAATTTTCCATGATATGTCCATGTTTTCCACTGTTTTCTTATGTTTAAGATATTATCAACATTTTTTGTCAAAACAGCGTCAGGTAATGTTAAATATGCGTTGTTAAAATAATAAAAATCTAAACAATATCCTATTTGTTTAAGAACACTTAATCTTTCTTTCCAATCATAACCACATTCTATTACTATTATTTTCGGTAATTGTTCATGTTTTAAATTTAAAAAAGTATTTAAAATTTGAATCTCGTGTCCTTCTACATCCAGAACCAGCACATCAATATTTTTGTTAATAACATTTAAAAAAGATTCATAAGTTATTGTTTTAATTTTAGTCGAAGAGAATGTTGAATTATAAGATTTTAGTTCTTCTATGTGTTCTTTTGAATGATTTATACTGCTATTTCCTAAATGCGAAGTTACTATAAAATCTTTTTCTCCACAAGTATCAGACAATCCCATGTTAAAAATTTTTTCTTTATTCTTAATAGAGGATAAGATGTCAAAATCACGCAAAACTGGTTCTATATAAAAACAATCATTATCTTTTTCAAAATTTGCAGTTTCATTGCCATGTGGGCCTGCACCACATTCTAAAAATGTTTTATTTGACCAATTATCGTAATTGTAGCATGATTTTAAAATTTCAGAAATAAAAGTATTCATAGTGTTGATTAGTAGGTTTTGTGACTTCTTTGGATGTTAGAACCATTATCTAATTCCAATCCTTCTTTGGATTGTTTTAGCATTTCTACTATCTTCACATCAACTTCGTTTATTAAATGATTTCTCTGCACATTAAGGTCGCAGGCTTTCTTTAAAGACTCCCACAATTTTAATGCACCATCTTCTGAAGAAAAATATTCTAATTTATATTCTTCGAATGTCATTCTTCTGATTTTGTACAACAATTCTTGATTGTGCCACATTTTCATGTCTACAGTAATCATCTTGTCAATCAAGGAACCCAGTGTGTCTGCCATTAGTGTTGTCCTTTCAAAAAAGTGCTTTCTAAATTTTGTATTTTTTTATAATCTCTATCTTTGTATTCTTTTGCGGGTATACCTTTGGCTATCTTTCCACTTGAAATGTTTCTTGTAACCAAAGAACAAGCACCTACGGCAGAATAATCACCAACACTACATCCAGGCAAAATCACAGTGTTCGTTCCAATCACAGAATGTTTACCTATACTTATAGGTTCTATATTCATTTCTAAAAAATCACTATCTATTGTAGGATTTGTTAAAGAAGATCCATCATAATTTTGAGAGGAAGAATATAAAGAACATCTAGAAGAAAGTCCAGAAAACATCTTCATATGAACACCACCACTACTGTTTATGTAACAAAAACAACCTATATGGTTATAGCCATCTAATGTAAAATTGCCTTTGGAGCAAGCAAGCACACAAAAATCATCTATTCTGATATTATCGCCTAATTTTATATTAGGCCCGCCATAGATAGAACATTTTTTAGAAATTGATATATTTTTACCAGTATATGTTATTCCAAGATTTGATAATTCTTGCAGAGTGTACCACCCATCATCACTGATCATAAACCACCTGCAATCTTAATAACAGAACCATTAACATATGGAGTATTTATTAAAAAAATAATTGTGTTTTTTAGTTCCTCTACTGTTCCCCACCGCTTCATTGGAATATTATTCTTAATGGTGTTTCTTTTATCTTCGTCTATTTTATAAAGAAGTCCGCCATCAAAATAACCAAGTTGAATTGTGTTTGCAGTAATATTATGCACAGCATTTTCTATGCAACAACTTTTTATCAAAGATTCGTTGTATTTTTTACTAGCAGAGTAAATAGAAGTACCTAACTGCGGATTGTCTGAAACTATAGAGGATGCAAACACAATTCTTCCATATTTTTTGCTTCTCATTTTGGGCAAACAAGCAGATAAAATATTTAAAGATCCATTTATATTTACTTTTATTTGTTTATCATAATGGGATAAATTTTCAGTATTATATTTATGAATAAAACAATCGTAATTGTACACTGCTAGATTCACAACTACATCTATATCGTTTTTTTCAAAAAAAATATCTACTTCTTTTTTGTTCGTCAAATCCAAATCTTTAGATGATAGAGAAACAATATCATATTTTTCCTGCTCCATCAATACAGACAATTGCTTACCTAACCCACCACTACCACCAAATAAACAAATCTTCATAACAAATTCCTTTAATAATTTTAATATATTTATATCACATCACAGAACATATCAAATCAACATTTTTACGCAAATCAAATTCCACAGAACTAGTAACCGAATAAAATTTATCAGGAATAATAGTATGCAATCCTGCACTTGCTAAAGATATATGACATATTCCTACAAACTTAGTTTTATTATTTTTAATGTTTTCTTCAACCAAAGAATAACTATATGTTCCTGTTGATTTTCCTATTATGACATCACAGAATGTACTAAAATAAGAACTCTCTATCAAATCTGGAGATTTGTTGCAATTTCCACCACCTGCTGTGCCTGGTGGGTGTCTGCTAAAAAGTTCATCATGTGTAATCACTTTTGAATCAGTGTTATGAATTATATCACCAGTGTAAAAAACATTATGTGATTTAAAAACAGGATCAGTAATATAAAAATTTATATTTTGATATTTTTCACTCAATATTCTTATCAAAGGAACTAAACTTTCAGTTGTTGCTTGATCCGATCTAGGATAAGAAGTTGATATAAAAATATTTTTCTTTTGGTTATTTTTAAAATGATTTTTTATATTTTTAGTATCATAAACATCGTAATTTATTTTTGGTAGAAAGTTTAAAACATTTTCATCCATCTCAACTTCAAATATTTTATAAAAATCAGAAAAAACACAACTTATTGTTTTTAAACTACAACCATATATGTTGTGATATTTTTTAAAATCAGCACAATACCAAGTATTGTAATACAAAGTTTTATTCTTAATAAACCATTTAGATTGAGCATCAATTAAGTGAAGTTGCTTGTCATAACCGTCCAAATAATTCCATTTATAGTGTTCTTCACAGAGATCTTTAGTGTAATATTTGTCCCAACAAGTAACATAAGAATATTTTATATTATTTGGAATTAAAATATTTTCTATAGCGTGTTTGACAAATCCTCGACCTATAAAAACATCTCCTCTAGCAGCAGCATTAAAAAATACAACTTTCTCTATATTCATCTAAACAAACTCCAAAGCGGGGCTATTGTTTTTTCATAAGCATCTTTGTTGTCTTGTAGACAATCTTGATAAAACATAGGATGTTTACAAGCATAAACTCGGAATTGGTTCATTCTACTCGCCATCAAAACATCGCAATGATTGTTTCCGTCATCCTTCTCTATTAAATCTATACAATGTTGCTTATACCTGTCGGTGACATAAAGTATGGCATGTGTTGTCAACATTCCACCTATTCTGTAAAAATGTTCTTTTCTTTCTAAAACAACAGGATTCGCACAGCAAGCGGCATTTGGGTGTCTAGATTTCCACTCAGGATGTAATCCATTCAAGCATGTCCCGAGATATACTGCATCAGCATCATCTGGTATTTGAAATGTTTTTTTATAGTATTCTGTGATATTTACATCATCTTCCAGTATAAGACAAGGTGATCCCAGAGAGTGTTTTAGAGCCTTTACATGACTCTTACCGCAACCAATTCTGACTGCATTTACTGGATCGTTGCTTATAAATGGTTCTACAAATTCAGGAATTAAGCCTGCTTTAGTAGTGTTTTGTACAAATTTTTCCTTTCTACCAGACTTTATACCACCATACCATAATGTTTTTGTGTTCATTAGATCTATATTCATATCAATATCCAATCTTTACAATAAATATCGTTCGGTGTTATATTCAGATCATTTTTACCAATAAACCATCTCAAAGGCGCTACTACTTTCTTTTGTTCTCCTAAATAGGCCCCCCACCAAGAAAAGGTGCTGTTTGCCATAATAAGTCCAGAACAAATACTCATCTGATATAGATCAATATAGTGATTTTGGTTTTCCGCATAAAAATCACCGATATTATTTTCCTTACACCATTCTATATCATCCGAAAAAACTATGAATTTTTTATTTGGAAAAAATGTTTTTGCTTTATTGATGTAGTCCGAAGAAACAACTGGGTGAAAATGATTTCCAACATAATCACCTCTTCTTATATGGATTCCGACGATATTTTGTGTGTCTTGTGAAAGAGGAATTTTCCATTCTTCTCTAAATTTAAGAGTTTGCAAGAGTTCGTTCTTACAGTGTTTAAAATATTTTTCAGATTGATAATAACCAGTATAATTTGTTTCGTCTGCATAAAAAGAAGGAAAGTTTGTGTCAAAATTGAAAAATTTTTCTTTGTTTGTGGATATTGATATCTTACTTGAAATTTTACAATTTATATCAAAACACTTGATCAAATCTGTATTTGGAGGAATACAATAATCATATCCTTTTGCTTTATGTAATCCATAAAGAAAAGAAAATTGAAAAATTTGATTTCCCAATCTTCCGTTCTTTCCCAAATTATGCATTGTTATCATAGATTATCTGCCTATCAAAATTCAATGATCCATCGTGATTGTAAGAAGACCATCTATTTAGTTCGGGTTCTGTGGTGACATGTGTAGTAGTAACACAACCATTATTTTGGTAGAAAAGAACCTTTTTTGGAGCATATAGTTTAATGTTACCAAGAACATTCTTAGCATAAGACATATCCAAAGCCTCTTTTTCTATTATGCTTTTATCACTATCCAAGATAAAATTGTTTATCTTGTCGTTTAAAAACAACATGGCGTGTGTAGCCATGCAACTTTTTAGACGCATCCATTTATTGTTTATACTTTCTGCTCTGAACCAATCGTTGTGTCCTGCCGTCGAATAACCCAAATACACAACATCAGCATCATCTGGAACTTCTATTTTTCCGTCTATAACATATTCATTATACCATTGTGTAGGTCTACAATCGTCTTCAAGCAAAAGAAAAGGAACAGAAGTCTTATACCTTTTCATAACAGAATTGTGGCTTTGACTACAACCAACATTGAAACAATTTTTTTGTTTACGCAAAAGAATTGCTTCAAATCTTTCATAGTTTCGATAATCCAATTTTTGCATAAATTGTCTTATGTTTTGATTTTTTTGAATATCTTTTGCAAGATTTATGTAAACTTTTTTGATATTTTTTAAATCAATTATCACATTATACCTCTCTGATATGGACGGGTACTTCTATTCAATAACAAAGGATCGAATATAGATCCAACATTTATATTGAAATTATTATCAAAACTCATCTTGCTTATAGCAATATTACCAAAGAAACCAGCACAACAAAGCAAAACACAATCCTTTACATTCATCATCTTTTGATTTATGTCCTCATATATCGCAGCATCATATTTCCAAGCATCTCTTCTGGATATTTTCCAAGTTTTTTTGATGTTTAATCTCAAATTTGATGTTGTTGCGTCTTGAGAACATACCAGATAAATCTCTCTATTCATCAACTGAGATAAAAGATCAGTCTTGCATCTTTGGTAAAAATTACAGAATATACGAGAACAGGTATATCTTTCTCTTGGTAAATTTCCTAATTTTACAACTTGTTCTCTTTGTTTAGTAAATTCGTTATTCGGTCTACCTTTTTCCGCTGGTTTATATGTGTAAGACTGAATACCAACAAAATAATTTGAATGATCTATCTTTGCTGCTTCTTCTAGATCTTTTACATAAAAATTGTTACTTTCAGTAGACGGATCGAAAGATAATTCAGGTCTGTCTAGTTTTTGTTCTTTTAGGATTATTCTACTCTCACCTTCACCAAATCTAACAAGAGAAAAATGCTGATTGTTTTTTAATCTTTGTAAGAAGTAATCAAACTCTTGCTCAGAATACTTCAGATCTTTTTCTTTCGAATAATTTGTCCAATCAGAAAAATATTCCCATTGTTCATTTGTGTATGGCATTGATTTTTCCTTTCAGTCTTCTACTTGCCTGAGTGTGTTCTATTACAACTGGTTTCTCTTCCTCGAACCACGGAGCATCAAATACCCTGCAATATGTCTGGGGAAAGCAGAATGTCTTCAATCCATTCTTGTCGTGACGATCCCACACCTTCTGTAAACTCTGCTGTTCCCACACCGTGGGGTTCTTCGTCGCTTCTTCTTTCCAATCGTTTATTAGATCTACTGCTTTGGTGGTATTGTTAAAATACATCGTTCCGCCAGCAAGTGCTTCATTTCCCCTATCTGGACCCCAGGGTCGAAGATGAGCATTTCTCTTTTGGTTCCAGACATTAGGGATCCAATAGCAACCAAAATCATATGCATCCAACCTATCAAACAGAGAAGGAACATCCTTAAATCTGGCATCCGCATCCACCCACAACACACCACACTCAAACTCGCTCAACGCTTCCAGTATGACTTCTGCTTTCATCGTGCAGTTGTGAACCCAAGATCCCTTGCTTGGTTTAGCGTAAGCCTTGACATCAATACCGAACTTGTAAGCGGAACTTACAAGTTGTTCTGCTTCTTGAGTGTATTCTGGTGTATAAAAAGTGACAACTTTTAGCATCTTGGAGCCAATTTATTATCGTGAACATACAACATATAATCTCTGCGTCCTAACTGAAAATCGTGATCTACCATCATATTGATCAATTCATCTGTAGTCACTTTCGGTTCCCATCCCAACTTGTCTTTTGCTTTTGTAGGATCGCCTAGCAACTGATCTACCTCTGCTGGTCTGTAATATCGAGGATCTATCTCGACATAATCCTCATAGTTCATATTATATCTTGCAAATGCTTTCTGACAAAATTCACGAACGCTTATCATCTTACCTGTCGCAACAACATAATCGTCGGGTTTCTCCTGCTGCAACATTCTCCACATCGCTTCCACATAATCCCCAGCAAAACCCCAATCTCGCATCGCATCAAGATTTCCAAGATAAAGTTTCTTTTGTAATCCTTGGTATATTCTACCGACTGCACGGGTGATCTTTCTTGTAACAAATGTCTCGCCGCGTCTCGGACTTTCGTGATTAAACAGAATACCGCAGGATGCGTGTATATCATACGATTCGCGGTAGTTTACAGTCAACCAGTGCGCGTATACCTTTGCACAACCGTATGGAGAACGGGGATAGAAGGGTGTAGTTTCCTTCTGTGGGACTTCCTGCACCTTACCGAACATCTCGCTAGAAGACGCTTGATAATAGCGCACTTTCTTTCCGTGCCTCTTTTCGTAGAGACGAATGGCTTCTAGAACATTCAGAGTTCCAATACCTACAGTTTGACCAGTATAAACAGGAGCATCAAACGAAACCTTGACATGGCTCTGAGCACCAAGATTGTATATCTCGTCAAAGTGCTGTGTGTCGATCAAATTTGCTACTGTGTTATAATCTGTCAAATCACCGTGATGGAGAAACAACTTAGGGTTCTCCATTAAATGATCTATTCTTGATGTGTTAAAAGAAGAAGAACGACGAATGATGCCATGAACTTCGTATCCTTTTTCGATAAGAAGATCTGCTAGATAAGAACCGTCTTGTCCTGTAATACCCGTAATCAGTGCTTTCATAATCTATTAACTTTCTGTATCACCGATGCCAGATCGTGCAAGATCACAGCATCTTTATCACCGTGTAACTTATGTATCTGACAATACGAACGGGGCAACCAAAGAGTAGGTGGTTGTACTTCTGCCCATGCTTCCTGCAAAGTCCACTGATCCCATCTATTGTTGTGCTCTCCTAATTTTATCCACAATTCTAACATATCAATTATTGTGTTTGTGTGACGAAAAAATATAGTGCCAGATTCAAACCAAGCAGGTTCTCCTGTCCATTTTTTAGGCAAATGAATTGTTTCTCTTCCCACTGGTTTTATTGTTTTTGGGCCTGGTTTTGCTCTTATTGCAAAATCTTCTTTTATGTTTAGAAACAATTCTGGGTATTTCACGACTCTAGAATCCGAATCCAACCAAACAACACAAGAATTAATATTTGTTTGTTTTACCTTTTCTAAAATGTAATTTGCTTTTTGAGCGCAGTTTTTAACCCAAGAACCTAGATCATTTCTTTGATCCACCTCGACTAAAATATGATTGTGTTCACAAGACTGTTTTAGTCTTTGCGCCATCTCTGGATATATTCCATTTGGTGTGTGAAAACATACCACCTTTACATCATTCATTTGAGTCTACTCTCTATGTCTTTGTTGATCCTTTTATACTCTTCCAATTTGTAATCTGTTATTGTCTTTGAACGAAAGTTGACAGCGGGTGGTGGAATCTTTTTAAACATAGATCCTGTTTGAAAAGCAACAGGAACTATGACTTTTTTTTTATTCCCTCAATCATATCTGGTGTAAAGGTAGGAACCATATGTGAAAACACATCACCACACTCCCAAGAATACCACTCAAAACCTTTCATTTTTGCTATAGGATACCAACCTTGCATACAAATTCTTACTTGATCCAATGTCTTTGAGAAATTGTGTTTTTTCTTCATATCAAATTTTTGAAATTCGTATGCATATTTTTTCTCCACAGTCTCTGCTTTTAAATCGTTCCCTGCAAATATGAGTTTTTTTGCTCCTCTGCTGTGAGCCCACTGTATTGCCATTGTAACAGTCTTATGTGGTCCTCTGAACAAAGGTAAACTTGGATTAAAAAGATCTCTTTGATGATTATCAGTTGCTTTATTACTCTCCTGAACATCTACTACTATGAAATCTTTTCTATTCTGATCTCGGTGTCTGTTTAAAGTTTTTGCTCTAGGAACAACTTTCAGTATGTTTGGATCTTCCCAAGCAAGTTTACCTTCTGGACCATGCATTTCGTTGAGATGATCCGCAAGAATCCAGTAATCTGCTTTTTTTAGATATCTTATTGCTGTGCTTATTACAAGAACAGGAACACCCAAACTAAAACAGTCCACCTTTTTTAGAGATGGACCGGAACAAGCGATCACACAAGTTTCGTCAGGAAACAAGTTCTGCACTGTTGTATTCCTTTATTGCATTAAACAAATTGGAAACATAGTCGATAGGATTTTTCTGAAATACATTTACCATACCATCTTCAGATGACATTATGATTACAATGTTTTCAATAGGTTTACCATAACGCTCCTGATACATTATGGCATATGCTGTTGCTTGCATAAAGTATTCGTTGATGTCCTTCTCTGGTTTTTCCTTTGAAGCACTCTTAAAATCAATAACTGAAAGTTTACCATCAAACTCTGCTATACAATCCACTCTTCCAGCCAATTTAAGAGCATCCGACCAAAGAGTTGCTTCTAGAAGATGAATATTATCTATCTTGTTTATTTCAATTTCAGCATTTGAAAAAAGAAACAACTCTGCAAAGTTTATTTTGCTTCTATCTAGTTGTTCGTTGTTTAAATATTTCTCTACCAGTGAATGAAATCTTGTTCCTCTGGTTGTGACTCTTCTTGCTTCTTCTGGATTCAATCTTCTCCACTCAGCAAAAAATTCTCTCTTCGAGAAACCAGTAACAGTGGTCACAGATGGATATCTGTTTCCTTCTGGGGTGAGATAGAAGCGTTTACCATCAACTTCTACTTTATTTAATTCTTGTTTTTCCAACTCAATATGATTAAAAATTCGCATCTGTATACCTCTATCAAGTATTTAGATCGTGTTGAGTGGTGAAAGCACCAGTTCTTCTATCAATTCCACCAGATTTTACTGGCGTAGCATCTCTGTGGTGTACATTAGCAAGTGTTGTTTTTGTTCTATTTTTACCAGTTGTCTTCATAGTGGTTATTTTTAGATGATCTGGATGTACTTCCACGGAATGTATAGGATGTGCTTTTTCGTTATTACCTTTTGCAAAATATTTGGTTTTGGTTTCTTGATGATGATGAACATAACCAAAACCACCATCAACAAGATCAACACCTAAAGTCTCTCCTGGTCTTAAAGATTCTATTTGCTCATTTGCTCCTGCTTCACTTTTTGTTTTGGAAATTCTTGCGGCCAATTCAGCGGCTGCTCTTGCTTTTGCTTCACCTTTTGCTTTTCCTTCTGCCGCGGCTGCTGCTTTTACTTTGTCTCTTATTCTACCAGCATTTTCTATTCTTGCCGCTGCTGCTGTTTGATCACCGTATGTCGATTCTCTAGAACCAAAAGCGGCTCCCGAATCTGGAACCCAAACAGGTCTACTATCTCGATGTTTTGCTTGGTATTTTGCAACTCCTGCTCGGGATGCTTCAGCAACAAATTGTACAAGTTCTTTGAATTTACGCATAATAGAGTTCCTTTTATTCTATTTATAAAGCCACCATCTCTTTTCAGAGATGGTGGCCGGTAGCGAAATTCCGTGTCGGAGGACTATGACTCCCTTCGACGCGCGGTGAATAGCGTAATCACGCTTGCACCGTCCCCACGACCGATTCAGTGAAAAGATGTGGGGCGAACATAGGTATTTAGTATTGTATTAAGTTACAAACTTCTTGCATTTTTTAATATACTCTGCGACTTTTTGATCGTGTCTCCTTTTAATTGATCTCATATAAGCGGCTTCTTGCTGTGGAGTATAAGGAGTGCCTTTACTACTTGCTCTGGCTATCGCATCTTGCGCTTGTTTTTCTGCTAAAGTCAACTCATCATCAAAATCGCCTCTTGTTTTATTACAAAAAGATTGTAAATATTGTTCTTCTTCCTCTGCATCCGCTTGACCAACAAAAGCATCTCCTAACTCTTTGCCACCAGCATTCTTACCGAGTAAACCCATAAAAGGATTATTTCTTGCTTTTTTAACAAATCGTCCAACAGAGCCAAATATACTTTCATCCAACTCACGCTCTTTAGTATAATGCAAAAATGTCTTCATAGTTCATCCTTTATTTGTATTTATCATCAGTGAACAGTGCGAAGTTGTTCGTCCAGTTGTATCTGTATCTGATTTCTTGTTTCTTCCATTTTCTCAACAACTATTGACATATTCTTTTGCGTCAACTTGGTTTTAGCGGGACTTCCCCACTGAAGCATCAAGAAACCGCAAACACTATTCTCGCAACGAACAGGGAGAACCATATACGAAACTATACTACCAGAAACCAAAAAGTTCTTAAAATAACAGTCCTTATCATCTTTTGTAAGATGTAGGTGTGCCTCATCTTCCAAAACCTTGCCAATCAGAGGACTGAAAAGAGAAATCAACATTCCCTGCAATCTATCACTATCTGCCGAAACACCTTTGGCAAGAGATTCGTGAGTAAGAGACATCTTACGCATAGAAACCCCATCCATAAAGTATTCCCCATTATGAAACTGCGCCAATTGTGCTCTTGCGGCATCAGTGGAAAAACGAAGTTCTGTCAATAATTCGTGTATCTGACTATGAATAAACCAATTAGTTTCTTTATTGGCTTTTTGTTTTTTCTTTTTTATGTTGCAACCTTTTCTTTTCCACCCCACCATAAATCCAGAAATGAGTGCGAACAAACCTATACCAATTTCCATCCAAGATCCAAATGATATGCTAGAAAAAAAATTTGTAATTCCCATAAAGCCTTCCTTATATTGTAACATATTAATAAGATCGACCAAAATGGTATGCAAATATGTATAAACAAACAAACCCCCAGAGGGGGTTTGAGCCAATTCAGATGCGGGATGGCCAGTCCCCGCTGCTTCAGGCAGCACGACGCATTGGTGCGGCGTTTAAAATTGCAACATTTTTTTAACGACACCTATTGCACGGTGACGGACATCTCCCTGTTGATTACTTAACGCCAGTCGATTCTGTTCGGTCCCGAAAGTCGGGGTAGCAGGATTTGAACCTACGACCCTCTGCTCCCAAAGCAGATGCGCTACCAAACTGCGCTACACCCCGTTAGTTGACACTATGATGGATTGCACCATCTACCTTGCTTTGTCGGTCAATTACTAGATAAACCGTTTTACGCAAGCGCATCTCTTGTCAAGACCGCGTTTTCGACAGAACGCCAATAGTGTCTAATGGAACCGAGGGGATTTGCACCCCTGTCCTGATCGTCTTTCTTCTTCAGATCATAAATGTCAATAATATGTATGTTGTTTTTTTGGCATGATGGGAAAATATTTTTTCAAACTATTAAGAGGAATTTCACTATCGAGTAGCATTTTTGCTTGATTGTTTTTATGCGATTGGAGAACTTCTACTTGAAGTTCTAGTTCCGCAACTTTCTTCTCTAGACGATCAATCTCAAGCAAACACTGATCGTTCTCGTCCTTGAGATCCTGCAACTTCTGTTTGTTACAAGTCATCAAACTAGACACCATCAGGTTAGGATTGTCACTAATGAAAGTAACCGTATATTCCCAGTTATTGCCTGGTCCAAGAAGTTTTCTCACATCACAGGAAAGAAAACCAAACTCATTTTCCGTTGGATTCGGGTTGTTCATTTTTTTCCTCTTTGGCCAAACGCTTCATCGCTTCGTTGTAACGAGCAAAGATACGATTTCGAATATCCTCTATGTGTTCATCGTCATCGTAGTTCTCGTCAGGTTTCACTGCTCTACCTCCAAGCGAACCTTGAAGTGATTTTCCTTTGCTTGTTCTACGATAAGACCAGTGATCTTACCGAAGCCAAGATCGTCTCCGACCATAAGCATAGGACCACCTTCAGGATCAAAGTAGGCAATCTCAGTATTCTCATCATTCATTCCGACACGGTAGTGACGCGCTTCACCTTCAATGGTATACATTCCGTGACCATTGTTGGTGATAGTCCTCTTATTACCATAACCATCAATCATACTCATTAGTCGGCCCCTTCCTTATATTGTGCAATTCTGTAAAGAACGCTATAACTTTTTGCTTCAGAAATGTCGTCTCTCCATTTTACCCAATATCCACGACGAAGCAACTCTTTCATTGCAGAAATCTGATATTCTCTGAAATGATATTGCACATTTTGAGAATCGTCCTGTATCATTTGTAGAACTTTATATTCTACATCAGAGAACCATCCTGCGTTCAGGGTGTCTTGTGAATATTGTGAGATGGCATCTTCAGTCATCTCCTTGAGATATTTCATTTCATATTCTATTGGCATAACAATCTCCTAAGTGGTTGCGGAGGGACTCGAACCCCCGAAGCCTATGGCAGCAGATTTACAGTCTGCCCTCGTTGCCGCTTGAGTACACAACCTTATATCACACACTTCTAAAATAGAACAGATTTTGTTTTTTGCAAAATTCGATTATTGGCAAAATTCAAATAATCGCTATCCATCTCAAACCCAATCCAGTCAATTCCTTTGTTGATTGCTGCTACAGCAGATGAACCTGTTCCCATAAACGGATCTAAAAGAACACCTTGATTTATTCCTGAAATGGAGATACAGTCTTCTACCAACTTTACTGGAAATACAGCAGGATGTTTTCCTTTTAAGTCTTTGCTGTTTATTGTTTCATATGGAATAAACCAAGTATTTCCCTTACATCTGAGATTTGGTTTCGTGTTTTTTGTCTTTTCGTTTCGAAGATTTGATTCATAATATTCATAAGGAACACCAACTGCTAATCTGTTTATTTCCACATTTCCATTTTTAGTAAAATGGAAGATACTTTCATTTGTTGGCGTTATGAACCTGTTTGAGTTGATTGGTTTGAAATGTCCTCTTGTCCTATTGTCTATTGCTATAGATTTAACCCAAGTGATATTATTTTGTAAAATAAACTTTTTCCGAAAAATATTAGCAACATCCATCGCTATAAAAGGACTGATGTTTGAGTATCCAACATTTAAAAACAAATGACCATTTTCTTTCATTACTCGATGAATAGCATTACATACCTGCTCTATCCATATAAGATAATCGACATTTGTTTTGTTGTCCTTGTATTTGTTGTATTTAATGTCTAGATTATATGGTGGAGAAGTAACAACAATATCTACACTTTCGGGTAAGATCTTGTTCATTCCTTCAACACAATCATCCAAATATATTTTGTTTTTCTCCATATTTTATCTCTGTGTTTGAATATTGAGAAAGTAAGACATTTCCATTTTTAAAAACAATTTTAATTATTGGGAACTCAGTAATATCACACAGTATGTAGTCTGTATAGGACGCAATTACCTTCATTCTATTATAATCAAATTTTCTACCTTTACCTACCATATTAGAAGGACAAAATTTACATCCTCTTTTGGTAAAGGTTTTCATCTCATATTTTTTATTACTATTGTCTTCAAAATCATATTCTTTTTTGCAGTTGTTCTGACGAACTAAAGAAGAAAACCAATATGGTATTTGTCTTTCTAATAGATGACTGCTTGCTCTTCCATCTGTAAACACTTCTTGCAATTCTTTTGTTGGTAGACTTCCGAACTTAATTTCTTCCGAAAGATCGAATGTATAAACGGTATTATAGAGAATAACACTGGTCATAAACTGATCTGACTGGACTCGAACCAGTAACCCTCGACTTAACAGGTCGATGCACTGCCATTGTGCTACAGATCAACGGAAGATGTGGGATTCGAACCCACGGTACACTAAACGCGCACACAGCATTTCCAATGCTGCTCCTTCAACCGCTCGGACAACCTTCCAACAAAGCGGACAGCGGGATTCGAACCCGCGAGAAAAGTTTGGAAAACTCTTATGTTGCCACTACATCATGCCCGCAAATACTCCCTGACGGATTCGAACCATCGACTTCTTCCGTGTAAAGGAAGCACTCTAGCCGCTGAGTTAAGGGAGCGCAAATTTATTTATAGCAATGCACCAATGTCTTTATGTGTTATGTTTCTGAGAGACATTTCTGCAACTGCTGCAATGCTACGAGGATCTTTTCCATCTGTCAATTTCTTATATTCTTCGTCAGTAACAAAACAGATGGAACAATCTCCAATTTTATACCATTGTCCATTTCTTGTTATTACTACTAAATTTGTTTTGATGTTCATTATCGACCTCTTACTGCCTCTCGTTCCAACCGACGAGCACCTTCCTTTGTCCTTGCTACGAACAAATCTCCACCTGTCTTATGTGGAAAGATCTGCCGAGCAACATAACGAAAAGTGTGCTTGTCTGAACACTTGACGCAGTATTCTGTATCGGGAAGAAACTCAAGCCGGGCGGCAGGAATACCTTCACCACATTCTTCACAATTACGCATATGAAATCTTCTCAAATGAAAACTTGATGGTCTTTCGTTCGATGAATGCTTCTCCATCGGCATGCATCTTACGCTGCTTGGTAATGGTCTTTCCTAGACCAAACGGTTTGCAGATGGTGCGATTATGCTTTACAACAGCGGCACCTTCGCGCTCTGCTTCTAGATCAAATCTATCAAGAACTCGTTTTGGCATGTGAGTATTATACTCCCTACAGAAAAGAAGTCAAGAAGAGTTTAGATCAAACCAACTCTTGATTACGCATCATAATATCTTCGATGTTCGTGGAGTTCATAACGGACAGAGAAGGATTCGAACCCTCGGATGGTTTCTAGAACCATCGGCGGTTTAGTAAACCGCAGCATTAGACCACTCTGCCATCTGTCCAAAATGATCGCACGGGGACTCGAACCCCGACTCATCGCCTTGAAAGGGCGAGGATTTAACCAGTTAATCTATGCGACCGAAGTAGCGCGAGTGGGATTCGAACCCACACTGTATTGATTTTGAGTCAATTGACTCTGCCGTTGGTCTACCGCGCCATTTATTAGAGAACTTTTGAGCAGTAATCGTACATGGCGATTCCGCTTGCTGTTCCTACATTGAGTGATCTTACGCTTCCATACTGTCTAATATACACGATGTCGTTACACAAGTCAAGTAGTTCTTCGGGAATTCCCACTTGTTCCTGTCCAAAGATCATCAGCGTGTGTTCGTTCTTGGGCCACTGATAGTTGTTGATAGGTGTGGCGTTTCTTACATTATCAATACCGACGATACGAACATACTTGTGCTCGTCCACAAGTTCACGAATAGAGTTCTTTACATCGGCGATCTCTTTCACATGGCGAAAATTCATATAGTTATGAGTTCCGACCGTGCCGCGGCGATCATATTGCTTCTTGCCGTAGATCCAAACACTCTTTGCAAGAAATGCATTTGTGTTGCGAATGACAGTAGCAATATTGAAATCATTGCCAAGATTGCTGCAAAGCACAGTGAAGTTGTTGCGCTTTGTGTCAAGATCGGCAAGAATGGCTTCATGCGACCAATAGTGATAAGGGTCGATGATGTTACGAGTTTCTGCGATGCTCATACGAAAAACATTTTAATAAACAAGGTAGCGTAACAAATTACATTCAGAAAAAATGAAAACAATGCTATTGCCGTTGCTATACGGGTTTCGTAGTATATTTTATCAATATACTTTTTATCTTCTTCTGTCATAAAGGAAATGATGGCGTTTCCACCACCATTTCCGTGTGCCAAGATTATTCAATCTAATCAGAACTTAAAACTGATGCCAGCAGATAGGACCACATTTAGGTCCGCTGATTGAGCATCATATACAACTGGGACATCCACAGATGCATTAAAAATTGCATTCTTGGAGAAATTCCAAGAAACTTCTGGTCCTACGAGGAACACAGAACTACTTCCAGAGTATCCTTGTTCTGCATTAACAGAAACAACAAACTCATCGTTCATAACATAAGAAAGAGTGGTCACACCACCGTAAACATCATCGTTGACAAATCCTCCAAACACTGGAGAATAAGTGTATTCATCAACGAATGAATAAGTGAAAGTTTGATTGAGAGCAATATTGCCCCAAGCAACACCTGCTTCACCGCCGACATACACAACAACATCACTGGACGAGTAAGCACCCTGAAGTGGGATCTTACTACCGACAACGAAATCAAGAGTTGCGAAATCTGTCTTGAGGAAATCGCACTTACTATCAATCAGATTATAAGTGAGGGAAAAATCTAAATCGCCCAAACCTGTACCAGAAACATCATTCACTCCATCATTGAGTTGCCAGGCAAACTCGCTTGGATTGTATGACTTATTCTGGTCATTAAACAGAGAAATAGAAGCACCCAACTCGATTTTCTCATCGACTGTGTATGCAAACTTCTCTGTTACGGCAACAATATTGCCATCTTCGAAATTGAAAAGGGAAACATCCGATGCAAGATCGAACTTAAACCCATTACAACATTCCTTTGCTGGCTGCGTCTCTTGTGCTGCGGCAACTCCGCAGGAAAGAACGGCAGCCAAATATGCTAAACTATACTTCATTTTTGGATCCTCCAATAAGGTTTTATAAAAAGTCCCTTCCTTGGCAAAAGGGACAGAGATTGTATCTAGGTTAGTTTTCATAAGTCAATACGCCGTCTTGGATTCGAACCAAGTCTTATTCGATTATAAGTCGAACTGAGATAACCAAGACCTCCCACGGCGCGTTGTTGTATAGATTATACAGCGTTTTCGCTGCTTGTCAAGTAGTTCTTGAGAATCCAACTAGAAGAGTTCATCTTATAGTCGCCACCCACTCCAAACTCAAAAGAAAGATTGGAGTCGTTCACATCCATCTCAGGAATGTTCGTTGCAGTTCTATCGCCACCGTTAGCAAAAACGATATGCGTTTCAGGAAAATATTCACGAACGACACGAATCGCGTCCTTAGCACTATTATCATCGTCATTAAAACCAATGACCACATCTACATGCCGAATACTTCCAACTATCTCAAATCGTTCGGAGATCGGTAGAAAGAATTTTCCCTTCTTGCGAGTAAGCCAAGCATCGGAATTCACACCGACAACCAACATATCGCCAAGTTTTCTTGCTGCTCGCATATAGGCAATATGCCCACTGTGGAGTGGATCAAAGCCACCAGTGATCAATACTGTCTTCATGCTTGCACCTCGTAACTGATCTTGCTTTTCTTGTTGTTCACATGGCCGTTTTCGTTCTTCTGAAAGTAGTTACTCTTCTGACGATCTTCGTCGTGTCCAAGACGATAATTAACAACCTCGACGCCGAGATCACGCATCTGCTTCTCGGCGATATGATTGTCAAAGCAAAACCTTATGATTTCGCCGGCGGTCTTCAGAGCATCTTCTTCACTACCATTAATCGGAATATCAATATGAAGTCGATAAGTCATTCTTTACCTCAGTACGGCCAACGATTCTCCTGCGGAATGTAGCCTAGTTGCACAAGTTCTGTCAAAAATTCGTCAATCATGCCAATCGGTATTTCAGAAATAGGCCACTTGACTGGAGATTCCGTGTTTTCAGCATCTTCGCAAGGTTTGCAATTTTGCGATTGCTTGCACTTCTCCATCTCCGATACGACATGATCTGCTATTCTACAGACATTCATCAGAGTTTCAAGCGTCTTTGCGGATTGGTAGTACAAATCTTTATTTACAAGATTGTTTTCCTTTCGGGCAAGGGTGCGGAGTTCGTAAATCATTTCTGCTACTTTCATGGCAGTCCTCCTATGTTAGAGGGACAAAATGCCCTCATCTGTAGTATATTTAATACTTTCGAAGGCTTCCATACACCAAGGCAGACACAATTCGCACGGTTTTGCCATACGAAGATTTCCTTCTTTATTGAACCGAATATTCAACAAATGAAGTTTTTTCCCCTTCAACTTTCTAGGAACCTTTCTATATGCATCAAATTCAGAATGCATTTCTTCAAAAGGATAGCCAATTTTCTTGGCTTCTGGATGTGTTTTGAAACGATTACACCCAACCGAAATCAATCGGTTCTTGTGGAAGATTAGAGAAAGATGCTTCTTCTGTCGCGGAATTTGCATACAGAGAGGAAACATTTTTTCGAGATATTGTTCCATCATAAAAAGCGTCCCTGGCAGGATTCGAACCTGCGACTTACTGCTTAGAAGGCAGTTACTCTATCCAACTGAGTTACAGAGACAAAGAAATGTTGGCGGATTTCTCCGCCAACATTTTAGGTTGCGAGAGTAAGTTCGGGAGCGGGTGCTTCAACCTTATTGGAAGGAAGAATCAGACCATTTCCGTACTGGGCATTATACTGATTGGTGATCTCTTGTCTAGGCTCTGTTGCCCAGACAATATTGTTCACATTCAGACTAACACCCTCTTTCTCTGCTACAGTGTAGAGAAGCCATGGCGCCATGCCAAGACCCTTTTCCGCTGCAACAAGAACAGCAGGATTCTTCACCGTAACCGAGGAGTTCGACCAAACATCCTCACTTACCTTTCCCATCACTTGCTCTCCGCTTACGAGGCCGAGAAGCATTACCTTTTCCTCCGATTCCTTCACTTCCTTCTTTGCTTTGCTCATTACGAACCTTGCCTTTCTTGGTTTTCTTACCAAAGATTTTGTCCCAGTTTTCAGACCACTTCTGGTAGTCTACAGGTCTATATGTATCACCTTTACCAGCGCCGTGCATTCCTTCCATACATTTCTCCTATAAGCCACCTGTGAGATTCGAACTCACGACCTTCGCATTACAAATACGAAGCACTACCCCTGTGCTAAGGTGGCAAACTACCCCGCTTGGATTCGAACCAAGAAAAAGAGATCCAAAGTCTCCTGTGATACCGTTTCACCACGGGGTAATGGATAATGGGGAGTATTTCATCCCCATCATCCATCACACTGAATTATTTATTCAGCGACCACCAACGCTGTAGTTGGACGGACCAACCAGGCGAACGCGCTTCATGCTGTAGCGAGTCTCACCATCGCGGGTGTTGGAAGTCACGATTCGCCAGTTTCCGTAACGCTCAACCTGCTCCTTGATGTCGGAGATGGTCGCGCGGAAATTCGCAACCTTGAACATCTTCCTGGCCTCCGAAGCGGTAAGACCGCGACCACTGTGAAGATATTCGAGAACCTGTGACTTCTTACTCTGAGTTGCAGTTGCCATTAGTAGCAACCTCCTAATATTAGACGGCTGTTAGAATTTACAAGAACAAACCCAGCCGTATGGTCTAGAACTTGTTGTTTGAAATACCCCCAGTAGGGATCGAACCTACGACCTAGAGATTAAAAGTCTCCTACTCTACCAACTGAGTTATAGGGGCGTGAGACAACATTATACACGGTAGTAGTCCTGTTGTCAAACGGTTTTTAGGAGATCCGTAAACTCGCAAACGGTTTTTGTTCGACGCGAAAGAGACCGTAAACTTTCCGCGTCGTGAAGAGTTCAAAGCACTCAACTGGCTCTTTAAGACCTTCTCAATCTCAACAATAGGTCTAGGACTGCCGCGCCGGCTTGGCCCGATAGTTTGTCTCTGCAAGGAAACAAACCCAAATTTATAATAATACTAATATATCTCAACCAACATTTCTAAATACTATACATTGCACACCTCCGCACTGATTGTCTTACGCATAGATTATACTTCAGATTCCGATTTAGTCAAGTTAAACTTGTCAACATCCCACAAAAACATTTGGCCTTCTAGATCGCTTGGATCGCAAAAAGTATTAATAGCATTATCAATTGCATTTCTAATGGCTACCAATTCTTTTGGAGAATATGCATCCACTGGCTCTTCGATATCAAAATTAGATAATACAAATCCTTTTTTGGCTGTCATAGGATTTTCAACAAAAACAATTGTTGGTCGAAGATGAGGAAGCGGCCCTTCTGTCAAACTGATAATTTTGGACATAATATATTCCTTTGTTTTAGATGGCACAGTTATTATACTGTTGCTTTTAGAGAAGTCAAGTTTTTGATCTGGTTTTCCAGTAATTAGCACCATAAGAAACAAATACCTCATCCCCCTGCTTGATGTCTTCTTTAGCAACAACTATCAAGGTTTGATTTGAATAATTTATTTCCATATTTGTGTTGGGAGAATCTGAGTGATTGTAAAGAGATCCAAAACCCATTGCTAAAAACATATTTTGACCATGTGTTTGACATTCTTTACATTGACAATTAGAAACCCAAGAATAGTCTCTCAATACTTTATCGTATTGGTACTTCATTCTCCACTCTAGTTTAAGCAATCTAGAAATTTCCAAAAGTTCTCCTTTTGAAATATCTTCTGCTGCAAAAACACCTATACCGTGAATTTGTGATTTTTTTACATGTAACTTGGACGACACACTATAAACATTATCACTATTGTTCATTTTATTCCTGTTGTAACATAGATTGTATTATTTGTTCTGCTTCATCTTCAGCCATACCTTGCTGGACGAGTTGGGCTAAAACTTCTTCGGGAGAAGCACCTTGAGATAGCAAGTCTTGTGCAACCATAGAAGGATCTTGCATTCCCCTTATAGTATCCTCTGGAGTCATTGTACTATTATTTAGTTGTGATTCAACATCTTCTTGATTGTTTTCTGGTTCATCTTCAACCACACTACTTCTCTTCATTTTAACAACAGCGTGATATTTTCCTTTTTTGCCTAGATTCTTTTTCTTGGCAGATTCTATTTCTTTTGCACCTTTACCTAGTTGATAGTTTGTTTGGGGAAACAATCTGGCTAAACGACTTTCTGTTTCCGATACTTCTACTAGTGTCTTTACTTGCTCGTAAAGTTCCGTGTAACGCTGCTCTTTTGATTTCATTTGATTTACCTTTATGTTTTGCGACGAACATTAGAATTGCGTTTGCTGTTTCTTCTCCATATAGGCGAACAAACTCTTTGTAAGTGTTATCAGCATCTTTGTCAAGCATAATCAAATATTTATAAAGGAGCCCTAGTGATACTTATGATCTTCTGTAATTGTAGATCACATTGTGCTAATCTTTGTGCTCCAGGCCAAAAAATATAATCTCTGTCTTTATTCTTCTTCAAGTTTAGTAAAAGAGGAATTATATTTTTCTCAATTTCTTCCATTCTGGCTTTTACCAATTGATCGTATTGCGCCTTTACTGCTATCGCACCCTCACAAGTAGAATTCATTTCCAATATAAGATCCAACTTTTCTTTTATGTTGTTTATCTCTGGATTGGATTGTGGTGTTACTATTGCGTTCAATTCATCTTGATTTACCGCAGTAAAACCAAAATCAGAATTTTCATCCATGTATAATTTCAAAATGTCGTCGGGGTTTGGTATCATTTCAAGCCTTTCTATAACTATTCTAATAGATCAAAGAATTGGGTGCAGATATTCTTTCACTGTAACTACTTTCCCAAAAAATAGAGACCTGGTGAACTCGTAAATCCTCCTTTATTATTTAGAAAAATAAAACCCCCGATTTCTCGGGGGCCGAATTCCTATAGGACGGGGAACTTAGGAACTCTTATTAAGATAATCTCTTTTTCTGTTTGCTTTCTTTCGCATTATCTCTTCTTTTCTTTTTCTCATGCTTATTTTTTGTATACCACCAACACCCTTACCTTTATTTGTGTTTCTTGCCATAATTTAATCCTTTCAATTTATTCCTAAAATTGTAACATAAATTTTAAAAACTTCAACTCAACTCCAGTTGTTGAACAGTATCGTCAAATCAGAAGCACCAACAACACCATCACCATCAAGGTCGTATGGATTTTCTCCAAATGATACTGCTCCCCAATTACTCAAAAGCATTGCCATGTCAGCAGAATCTACTACACCATTTCCATCAAAATCACCAGCAAGTGTTTGTGCTCCAACGATCACAGCATTTGTGGTGGTTCCCAGAACATCTAGACCAGGAATATAACTGCCATATACTCTAGTTTTTGCTGTGGAATTTGCTGTCATCTCGGGTATGAAGAATACTTCTGTTTGAGCGAACGAATCAATCACTCTAAAACGCAAACGAACAATATTTACCTCTGCGTTTGTAACGATGAATGTTTGACCGAGTTCACCGTATCCAAAATACAAAGCATTTCCGTCTGCTGGAGGCATCGCCTCATTGATTCCATAGAAATCTCTTAGACCATTACAAAGAGGATCATCTATTGCATTTCCATTCTCGTCCTCTACGCAGGGTAGACCTGATATGGCAAGCCAAATATATGGATGGGAACCAGTATGATCTACACCAAGAAACTCCAACTTGGTGTTGTCCCAACCAAAGATAATATCTGCAACACTATATCTCTGATCTGTTGTATCCGCGTTCATGCGAATCTGAACACCAAATGTGTCTCCAACTTGCACAGGTTGATCGGCAAGAGAAACCATTGATAGATTAATCTTGCCATTTGGATCGGTTTGACCATAAACATTTGTAATTACGAATAAACTCAATAAAAACATTAAAGTCTTCATATTACACCTCCTTAAGTGTGCAAATGTATTTAGGTAAAAAGAAACGCCCTCTTTCGAGGGCGTCGGACCTGAGATGCGGTCTCAAGTGGGGTTATTTACTGAATTTTTATAATCTTTGGTTTCTTCTCTTCTGGAACCAATGTCCCAATCACAATACGAAGAATACCATCCTTATATTCTGCACTTTCTACAACCGAATACTCGGAGAGTGCGAACTTCTTCTCAAAAGAGCGAAGTGCGATTCCTTTGTATGTATAATTTTCCGTTTGGGTCTTTTTCTCTTTCTTGGCGGAAACCTTGAGAGTGCTGTTCTCCACCATCACCTCGATATTGTCTTTCGAGTAACCGGCGAGAGCGAACTCCAGTATCGTGTTTTCTCCGTCCTTGTATGCGTCGAACGGTGGGTAGGGACTGGCATCTGGCTTCCCTCTGCTGTAGAACAGATCACGATCAAACCCAATCAAATAATCAAACAATGTCGGTACAGTCATTTTTGTCTCCTTTTTAAGCAAGACTGTCTAACGATGGCCACCCCCGAAGGCGATGGCATAGTATGTATACGCGCCAAAAGAAACAACCCCTCATTTCTGAGGGGTGTATCGAATTATTACATTACCTTGCCAGATGCGTATGCTCTCTAGATCGGGATACTCGTCCTCCAGCAACTCCAACAACGCTTTCTCAAGTTCCTTGCGTGTCTTGCGATCCATTTTAGGAGGTCGGCCCACCTCGACCCTTCCCTCCAGAGCGGTTCCAAGGTTGAACTTGGGTGGAAGATAGTTTCGATGCTCAAACAGCAAATCCTGCACAGGAAGAATGATTGTCTCCGCTGATGCAGACGCAGTGAGAAAGAGTGCCACTAGAAATGCTTTCATTGTCCTCTCCTTGCCTTGCTGATCTCAATCGCTGCCAATTGTCTCATAGCCTTTTTTCTGCTGCTGTGTCTGCCAAAGACTTTTTTCTCACTCTCCCCGCCTTTTTTTCCTTTCACCACCCACTGCTCTCCTTCTTTCTCGACCGTCTCTGCAACAGTCTCTCCCCCGACAATGAATGGCTTTCCTGCCAGACGAGACTTGAAATCACCCGCTTCAATCTCTGGCCCAGACTTCAGACCAGCACCACCGATGCGTGATCTCTTACCTTTCGGAACCCAAGTGGACTCGCCTGTTCCGTGAAAGACGCTGCCGTGCTTTTGTGACACCGTGAGAACCGTGTCCTGTCCGTACATCTCTCCGTGCTTCTTCATATCGCTCATAAACTCTGAATGTAGGGAAGAGGGATTCGATTCCTTGTGTCCAGCCATCAGTGATCCCGAGTGAACCATGAAAGACTTCTCTTTCACAGGTCTTCTCTCGCCATTGTGATCTTCGATGTACTCACCTTTCACAGCAATCGGTGCATACCCGTGCTGTATGAGACTCTTCTTGAGTTGCTTGGTTCTTCTGTTGTTCTCAGATGGACTGAGATTTGCACGACTTGCAGAGATGAAACCAACCATGTGTCCTGCGCTGATGTGGGTGTGCAGACGGGAAAGAGATCTCTTTGCTGCTTCGGATAGTTCCGTGGTATAGTGTCTGAAAGATTTCATCTATTCACTACTTTCCGATTGGACCGTCGTGGTAATGATTTCTCAGAATCCAATCATAATCCCCATTTTTGTGGCGTTTGATTGCTTCTTTGTGTCGTTTAGAATAATGTTCATGCACACCCTTCAACCACTCTATGTGTTTTTCTAGATCTTTCAGTTTACCTTCCATGTCTTTGATGTTGCGTGCAGATTCCTTCTTACCGTCAGAATTCTTGATGGCTGGTAGTTTTTGTTTTGTTGGATCTTTCTTCATAGGAGTTCCTTTTTCTGTATTTAGAATAATACGGGAGTGGGGGATCCTAATGGAAAAATTTACAGTTTTGGGGGGGGATGGGTCCCACGGGGAAAGTCTGTAGGATTTGGGGGGTAGG